ATAGTACTTTACTAACTACTAACTCAGGCTCTAAATACGTTGTCTCTAACGGAGATGCAATGGGTATTAGATTTGGCAATGACGGTCACTTAACGCTAATAGACTATAGCGGTACTAACGAGGTGGCAGTAGCAAAGACTACTATAGCTTTATCAGTTACATCTTTCAATATGCAAATGTACACTTGGGCAAATGGAGTATTACCCAATGGAATTATAAACAATGTAGATTATATATGGGATATTGTACACGATTTTGCTAACACTGAAGCAGGTATAATTAATGGTATATTAGACCATACAGTATTAAAGTCTGCTATATCTATTGAGAAAGGTGAGAAGCTTATGTTTATGTTAGATGAGTTCGGTCAAGGTGATTATTTCGGAACTAATTATACTAATGCTTCTAGTGGTGTATCAACTGCAGAAGAACAATTAGATAATCAATTTAGTTATGCAACAAATGAGGCTTTAGACTTTGATTTTAGTGGAGCATCTGATTGGAATGTTAATACTAATGCTACGTACTATTTTAATAATGGTGCTGGTGTAGTAGGATATAGAAAAGGAGGGGCTAATACAATTCAAGGAATGTTCTCTATGAGATTCAATGATGATGGTAAATTAACTATCTATTCTGAAGATAATAATGAGAAGGTAGCAACTGCTAAAGCAGACCCTGCAATAGGTGGTTCAGTTAACTTATACTTTGGTGTTAAAGGGAATAGAGCTTATTACTCAATTCCTGTAATTTCTAAGCAATCTATTAACGGAGGTTCACAGCCTGATGTAAATTTTGTACCTACAGTAGCTAATCAAACAGTTAGTGTAACTGAAGCAGATGTTTTAAACTTTCAGATTATATCTAGTGACAATATCGTTAATCAATTTGTTGAGGTAGATGCTCCTAGTTGGATGACATTAAACCAAAACAGCGGTATATTAAGTGGTACTGCTCCATCTTATTTAGGAACAAGTGCAGATACTATAGTAGTTAATTGTAAGGCAGGTAATGCTGTAGGAGGTAGTGTAGATTTTACAGTAACAGTAACTGTCGCTCAAATATCTTATACAAATACTAAGTCATTAAACTTTAATGGAAGCACTAGCTTTCTACAAGGTAATCCTGTAAATATGAATGCTTTAGATAGAGCTTCTAATGGAGACGGTAATGCTTGGACTATATCTATGTGGGTTAAACCTAGTTCTAATACTTCAACTCAAACCTTAATGGTTTACGGAGCAGGAGACGATTATAACGGTGGAGCTATTACATTGAAACAACAAGGAGGCTCTAGCTTAGTATTAAACTATGGTACTGTATATAATAACATTATATTAGTAGTAGGTAATGCTTTTACTTCAGGTACTTGGCAGAATGTAGTAGTAACTTTTGACGGTGGAACTACAGGAAGTGTACCAGCGGATTCAGCTGACTATTACAGTAGATTTGCTATTTATATTGATGGAGTATTACAAACAGCTATAGGAGTCGCTAGTGGTAGTGGATATGACGGAGTTATAAGTGGAGCTAATCCTAGTGATAATATCTTTAGAATTGGTAGAGCTTCTAATGTGCATAATAACTACTATGACGGTACATTTAATCAAATAGCAATTTGGAACACTGATGAGACTGCAAACGTATCTACTATATACAATAGTGGAGCTACTCAAAATCTTAGTCTTTTGACTAATGCACCTTCTCACTATTACGAAATTGAAACTAGTGTAACAACTATAACAGATATAGAAGGAAACGCAGATTTAACAGGTTATAACTTTGTAAATGCAAACTTAGTAACAAATACACCTTAAAATATGGTAATAAAAGCAAAATACCCAATAGTAGGGAATGAATACGTAGGCTTTCAGGGAGTTGGAAGCCTATACGGCGGTAATCAAATATCTAACGTAACTAAGATAGATACATTAAAGACTTTAGTTACTGTAAATGAGTCTAACTTTCCAGACAATTTGTAAATGAATAAATACTGTTTTTAAATAAAGAAATAATGAGTAGAACAATAGTTAATAGTAGTGACGGATTAAATTCGTGGGATATAGAGCAATCTACAAGTACTGCAACAAATACAGGTATAGTAGAGACAGTAATAGCAGGAATTAACGAGTCTGAGTTATGGTTAGATAGTGAGTCTACTAGCGTAGTTAACAACACAGGTATAGTAGAGAGACCAATTACAGGAGTAAGTGATGGTCTTAATTCTTGGGATATAGAACAGTCTACAGGTACAACTAATAGCACTACTACAATTAGATATATTAATCCACCTACTATTATACCTAACTTATTAAGTTTATTACAAGCAAGAGCTACATACTATGAGAATGTAACCTGTACAACTGCAATATTAACAGAATTAGAAAACATAGAAATATAATGGCAAATTTATTAGATTCAGCATCGATTTTACTAACACCTACCGCTTATAATAACGGTAGTATATTAGCTATACAACCAAGTGACGGAAGCGGTGATATGACATTCTCACGTGGCTCATCAGCTACGAGAGTTAACGCACAGGGATTAATTGAAGATATAGCATCTAACCTACCAAGAATAGACTATACAGATGGTTGCGGAAGTCTTTTATTAGAGCCTCAGAGTACGAATTTGGTAACTTATTCGGAGGATTTTAATGGTTCTGGGTGGAGTAATACTGGAACTACTATAACTGAAAACCAATCTATTTCTCCAGATGGAAGTTTAAACGCTGATTTAATTGAACTTGATTCTAATTTAGACAGATTAGCTGCTGTTCTTGGCTCTACTGGAGGAACTTACACATTTAGTTTTTATATTAAAGCGAAAGAAGGGGAAAGTGGTGTATGGAGAACAAGAGTTAACGGAGATTCTACTTTATGGCAAAACACACAAGTTAATGATACAGAATGGACAAGAGTTACACAAACATTTACTAAAACTGGAAGTGGAAATATCGTAGTTTATCCAGCGTATAGAGTTGACGGAACATCTACTTTGTTTAATGCTTACATATTCGGTGCACAATTAGAAGCCGGCAGTTACGCAACATCGTATATTCCTACACAAGGAGTAATTTCCACAAGGTTAGCCGATATAGCTACCAATAGCGGAATTGGAAGTTTGATAGGACAAACAGAGGGTACAATATTTTTAGATAGTAAAATGGCTTTACAAAGTATAAATAACTATCAATTATTCTCAATAAATAATGCGAGTGGTGTCGATAGAATTAGAATATTAACCGCAACAGCTGGGAGATTAAGGTTTATCTATCAACTTAATAGTGGTGTTTCTTATAGTTTTTACAATCCAACAGATTATAGTGATTTAACAAGTTTAAAAATTGCTTTTACTTATAAAAGTGGAGATATAAAAGTGTATATAAATGGGGTTTTAGTTGATAGTTCTACTAATACTTTTACTATTGCACAAACATTAACAAATATAGATTTTGCAACTTCATCGGGTAGATATAATCAAATGTTGTTTAATAGTGTGCAACTATACAAAACCGCTTTAACAGACGCACAATTAACAGCTTTAACAACAATATAATCACTAATAGTTATAACCAAAATGAATATAGCAAAATACGAGTTTAATAGCAAAGAACAAGCACAGACTAAAATTGATGCTTTAGGAATTGAAACAAATCACGCAATTGTAACTCTAGGACATATAGTCTTAGAGTCTGCAATAGTTGATGAAGATGGAGAAGTAATAACAGAAGCTGTACTATCTACAGGATGGCACTTAGATGTTATGTGGAGAGGATTAGATGACCATCCTTACGGTTGGAAGTCTTATAATGTAGATTTAACTAATGAGGGTTCACACTCTTTTATGGGTGTATCTTACTTAGATAATAAATTTTAATGAAAAGATTATCTAATTTTATTAACAACATAAGAGCAGACCATAAAGCTCACTTAATAGTAGGTGTTTTAAGTGGTTTCCCTATGGTATTATTGTTCGGTAATATTGGCGGATTAATTGCTATTCTTATTTATGCTCTTAAAGAAGTTGTTTACGATAAACTGTTAGGTAGAGGTAATATGGAGTTTTTAGATTGGCTTTACAGTTCAATCCCTGTGCTTCAATATCTAATCATTTATAACCTCTAGTATAGAAAAAAGTTTTAAGTGTCTTAAACCTATGTAGAAATCGCTTACAATACTGTTTTTAAATAAATAAACCTTATGAACAAAACACAAGACACATTAAGAAAGATTGCAGAGGCTCTAGGAGTTGTAACTGCAGAAGTAAAAACAGACGCTACAGTAGAAAAAGTAACTGTAGAAGAGAATACCGAAACTAAGGAAAGCGTAGACGTTGTAGAGGACGTAGTAGCTCCTATAGTAGAAGAGAAAGCAGTTGAGGCTGTTGAAATTATTGAGGAAGCAAAAGAAGAGATTTTAGAACCTAAAGCAGTAGACAAAGTCGAAGAGCCTAAGGAAGACCCTAGAGTAGCTGAAATGCAGAAACAAATTGAAGATTTAAAAGCGATATTAACAAACGCATTAAGTCAACCTGAGGAGGAAGCGAAAGTAATACCTGAAGTTAAAGAAGAGCCTAAAGGCTTAACTCATAGTCCTGAGAAACTTGTATCTTCTAAAAATACAGGAATAGGCAGAAAAGGAGACTCTATACAAAGTAGAGTTTATAAGTATATTAATAACATTTAAAAAAATAAAAAATGGCAACTACTACAAGTATTACAACTACTTACGCAGGTGAAAAGGCTTCTGGCTTTATCGCTGGAGCTTTATTAAGTGCACCAACTTTAGACAAAGGTGGTATCACAGTAAAAGCAAACATTAAATATAAACAAGTAATGCAAAAATTAGCTGTTGGTGATATTATCGCTGATGCTTCTTGTGATTTTACTGCAACTTCTACAGTTACTTTAACTGAGCGTTACTTAATACCTAAAGATTTTCAAGTAAATTTAGAACTTTGTAAGGCTGATTTTGAGCAGGATTGGTTATCAATTGAGCAAGGTTTCTCTTCTTTTGACGAAGTGCCTAAATCTTTCGCTTCTTACTTAGTAGGACACGTAGCAGGTAAAGTAGCTTCTAAAATGGAGCAGAACATATGGAACGGAGCTGACGCTAACGCAGGTGAATTTGATGGATTAATCGCTTTAGCTACTGCTGATGCTGATGTAATTGATGTAGTTGGAGCTTCTGCAGGTGCAGGAGGGATAGATTCTTCAAATATCATCTCAGAATTAGGAAAGGTTTTAGATGCAATCCCAGCAACTATCTACGGAAACGATGGACTTTCTATCTACATCTCTCAAGCAGATGCACGTTCTTATGTAAGAGCTCAAGCGGCTTTAGGTTATAAAGACCTTTACCACGTTGGACAGACTCAAATGGACTTTGAAGGTGTTAAATTATTTGTAGCAAACGGATTAGCTTCAGGTACAATTTTAGCAGGTGAGAAAGAGAACTTAATGTTTGGAACTTCTTTACAAAGTGATATGAATGAAGTAAGAATTTTAGATTTAAGCGACATTGATGGGAGTCAAAATGTAAGAGTAGTGATGAGATTTTCAGCGACTGTAAATTATGCAATCGGTTCTGAAATAGTATTACTTACTCCAGCAGTATAATAAATATTTAGTTAAACTACCTCTTTAATTAGGGGTAGCTAACTATCTAATAATTAATAACTTAAATCAAAAAAATTATGGCTTGCAATATTTCAGCTGGTAGATTAGAAGGATGTAAAGACTCAGTAGGAGGCTTGAACGCTATCTATTTTATCAACTATGGAGCTCCAGAGGGGTTCGCAGTAACAGATGAAACAATAACAGGAGTAACGGCGACTACGCCTTCTGCTTTTAAATATGACCTTAAAGGTACATCTACATTTGACCAATCGTTAACATCTTCAAGAGATAACGGTACTACATTTGCAGAACAAACTTTAACAGTATCTTTAAAGAAACAAGATGCTACAACTCACAAAGAAGTAAAGCTTTTAGCTTATGGAAGACCTCACATTATCATTGAAGATAACAACGGTTTACTATGGGTTATGGGTGAAGAATTTGGTGTAGAAATGAATGCTACAACAAGTACAGGAGCTTCTTTAGGAGACAAAAGTGGATATGAATTAGTATTCGCAGGAATGGAGAAAGGATTAGCTAAGTCCTACGTAGGCGTTTTAGCAACTGATTTCGCTATTACTGTAGGTGCTTAATACCTAGATTATTGAATTATTAAAGGCTACTGTAAAAGGTAGCTTTTTTTTTGCTTAAAACTGTTTTTAAATAAAGTAACTAAATGAATTACATAAATACAACTACAGAAGGTGCTGTAAGCTTATTCTTAAACCTAAAGATATCTACTGAATTAGCAGTAGCTTCTACTTTGGTTTGGACTATGACTAAAGACGGTAACGATGTAGCAGGCGTAAACTTTAGCACTCCTTCAACTAATTACAACCTATTAGCTAATAATAGCTATTCTCAGAGACTTTCTGCAGATTTCTATACAGATGGGTTAACTTTAGAAAATAATGCTTTCTATGCGATTAAAGCTACTTTAGATGGTGTAGTAGTTTACAGAGGAAAAGCTTACGCTACAGATGTAGATGCAAATAGTGTATCTATACACAATAATACTAAGTACGTTAAAAATAACACTACAAACGAATACGTAATAATAAATTAATATGATAGATTTAATAAGTTTAAGTGGGTATGAAATGCCTAAAGCTGTAGAAGAGAAGCATAAAGACTATGTCTCTTACGGTGATGACAATGATTATTATAGATTTCTTATAAACAACTATTTACAGTCAGCTACTAATAATGCATCTATTCGCTCTATATCAGATTTAATCTACGGTAGAGGTTTAAGCATTGAAGGCTTAGAAGCTGATTCTGCAGAGGTTAAAGCTTTAAGAGATGTAATAGGGCACAGGTGTCTTAAGAAGATTATACAGGAGCGTAAAATGCTAGGACAGGCTTCTATGCAAGTTATATATAATAAGTCAGGTAACGACAGAAAAGTCGTTAAGATTAAACACTTTCCTATACATACTATTCGACCTGAGAAAATGAATGCTGACGGAGTAATAGAAAACTACTACTACCATCCAGATTGGGTAAACAAATCACCTAAAGATGTTCTTAAAAAGATTCCTTCTTTCGGAACTTCTAAAGAGAAGATAGAGCTATTTGTTTTAAAACCTTATGTAAGTGGATACTCTTATTTTAGTCCTGTAGACTATAGTGGAGCTTTACCTTATGCTGAGCTTGAAAATGAAATTAGTGACTACTTATTAAATGAGGCAAAGAACTCATTCTCAGGTACTAAGGTTATAAACTTTAATAACGGAGTCCCTGACGCTAATCAAAGACAAGAGATTACTAGAGATGTGAAAGGAAAGTTAACAGGCTCAAGAGGTCAGAAAGTTATAGTAGCTTTTAATGATTCTGCAGATAATAAAGCAACAGTTGAAGATATTTCTTTAAATGATGCACCTTCTCATTATGAGTATTTAGCTAATGAAGCAATGCATAAAATTTTAGTAGGACACAGAGTAACGTCTCCTATGTTATTAGGGATTAAAGATGCATCTGGATTTAGTTCAAACGCTGACGAGATTTTAGTAGCTTCTCAGATGTTTAACGCTACAGTTATTAGCACTTACCAAGATGAGATAATAGAAGGCTTAGAAGAGATTTTAGAGACTAACGGAGAGGTTTCAGAAATGTTCTTTATTACTAGCCAACCTATTGAAGTAACTACAGAAGACCAAGATGTAGAAGATGCAGAGGTAGTAGAAGACAATGAGGCAGTAAACAAAACTAAAGACGTATCTAAAGAAGATAAAAAAGACAATAAAAAAGAGCAGAATTTATCTGCAAATTTTAATCCAGAGGAGCAAGTAGAATGGCTAACATACCTCTCTAAAAAAGGAGAAACCATAAACGAAGACGAATGGGATTTAGTAGATGCTAGAGTAGATGACAATGAAGAGGAGAGCGAAGATTGGGAAAAGATTTTAAACTCTCACGAAGTTAATTTATCTTCTCAAGCTCCTGCAGATAATAGGACTAAAGATTCTATACAGGATACTAATTTTGTAAAGGTAAGATACGCTTATGTTCAAGGCTCTCACAAACACGGTAAGAGTTCAGGGGGAAAGCAAAGGGGATTCTGTAGAGCTATGGAGTCAGCTAGTAGATTATACCGTAAAGAAGACATTATAAAGATGCAGTCTGACGGTGTTAATTCTGCCTTAGGTCATAATAAACAACCCTATAGCATTTGGAAGCACAAAGGCGGTGTTAATTGTTATCACAAATTCGAAAGACGTATCTATGTTAAGCGTAAAAAGGTTAACGGTGAAGCTTGGGGTGGTGGTGCTATGAATGGAGTTAAAAAGACTTCTGTAGCTCAAGCAATTAAAGAAACTAATTTCGACCCTAAGAGAGGTAAATGGAAAAACGACAAAAGAGTAGCAGAAGCTCAAATAGATAGAGGAGACAAAGGTCACCATCCTTCTTATGTAAAACCAACTAAAAAAAGAAAGTAAAATGAGTAAAGCATTATTAATTAATAGAGAGGACTTAGTAAGATTCACTCCTCTCTCAGGGAATATAGATTTTGACAAAGTAATACAATACGTTGAAATCGCTCAAGATATACACGTACACGAATTAATCGGTACTAATTTATACGAGAGATTGCAGTCAGACATCATAGGAGGCACTTTAAGCGGTGATTACGCTTCTTTGGTATCTACATATATAAAACCTATTTTAGCTCAATACAGCCTCTTAGAATACTTACCTTTTAGTCAATATACTATTAACAACAAAGGAGTGTTTAAACATACCTCTGAAAATAGTAATACACTTACTAGAGAAGATATGGAACAAATGACAGAAGCTACTAGGGATACTGCTCAGCACTATGCTAAGAGACTTATAGACTATCTTTGTGCTAATCCTACTAAATTTAGTGAATACTTAACAAATAATAATGACGATATAAAGCCAATTAAGAAAAGTACTTTCGGAGGTTGGGAGATATAATATGGAAGACAAGATTAATTTACTAATTGAAACTATTAAAGAACAAAACCTACAGATAGATTTTCAGAATAGGCAATTAGATATGATGCAAAAAGAAATAAACTCTATTAAGTATATAATAAATAAATAATTGTTTTTAAAAAAACTAATAATGCACTAAAAATGAACTTGCTAGACTTATTGAACAACCTATTCTATAAATTAGAAAACCAATATTTAATCTCTACCACTATTGTATCTTCTTTAATTATTTTTACATTAAGAAAACAAATACAAAATAAATTCAAAAAATTTACTTTTAGAGAAGACACGAAGCAAATTACAAAGATATCAGCTCTTATAGACCACGATATATTTAGAACGTTTTCTAGAGTAGTTAAAGAGGTGTCTAATATGAAATTTTACACGAATAACAAATACGATTCTACAAAGTCCAGAATGTGTTTAGATTTCGCAAAACAAAAGTCTATAAGTTGTCAGTTTTTAATGAGAGAAATACTATTAACTAAAGACATATCTAGTATGTCAACAGATACGTTAAAGAAGTTAATACTAGAGAAGCAATCACAGATGCATATAAATTATGTGAGAGAGATTAAGTCTCTATGGCTTAGTAAAGGAATATCCCCTAAAAATGTAGACCACGTTATAAGACTTTTTGAAGGCTTTAGATTTGATGTAGTTCAGTCTTTTGAGCATAGGATATCTGCTATATTTGGTAGTAGTTTTCACCCTAATAACTTTGAGAGAGTTTTAGCTGTTTTTGATATGTGGGCAATGGGAATAGATTTACTTCCTAAAGATATGAATACGACTTTTGAGAAACTTAACGGTAAATTTAAAGACATAAAGTATAATTAATATGAGAGATATAAATAAAATAATAGTTCATTGCACAGCTACTAGAGAAGGTGCTCCTGTTAGTTTAGATACTGTCAGAAGATGGCACTTAGAAAGAGGTTGGTCAGATATTGGATATCATTATTTAATCTTATTAGACGGTACAATAGAAAGAGGACGTCCAGAAGAGAAACAAGGTGCTCACGTAAAAGGATATAATAGAAATTCTATAGGGGTTTCTTATGTTGGTGGAGTAGATAGAGAATTAAATCCTAAAGATACTAGGACACAAGACCAAAAAGACTCATTACATAACTTACTTTCCAATTTAATGGCTTCTTATGAAGACGCTACATTGCACGGACACAATGAATTTAGTTCAAAAGCCTGTCCTTCTTTTGATGTTTCTAAAGAATACGATTATATTATAAACTTATACGAACGATAATGAATATATTCAGCATAATAGGAAACTTATTAGGCATAGGTAAAGACTACTTAGCACGTAAAGCAGAATTAAAAGCAGTAAAACAGAAGCAAGATTTTGCTATTGTAGAAGCTCAGACTAAAGCTACTGTAGATAGGATTCTGTCTAACACGGATTCCGACAATCAAATAGACTTAATCACTAATAGACAAAAATCTAAGACGTGGAAAGACGAGGTTATTACATACCTTTTTTTAGTACCTGTAGTTATTGCTACAGTAACACCTTTTATAATTGCTTATAATACTTCTCAATATACAAATCTTTCAGAAGACATAAGAATATCTTACGAAAACCTAGATAAGTTACCTAATTGGTATAAGTATGTCTTAGGAGCTATTGTTATAGATGTCTTAGGCTTCAGGAGCTTTGCTAGAAAGGTAGTGGACAAATATATTAAGTAATGCCTTAAAACGCTTTAAAACTGTTTTTAAATAAATACTAACAGGGAAAAGTATCGATAGATTTTGTAGGGTTTTGACATTGGTACTCCTGTTTTTTACCTTATGTTATGGCAGTTAAAAAGAAGACGCAAAAATATTGGAAAACTAAAATAGATAAAGTCTTTCACGAATACGTACGTAGAAGAGACGCAGATAACGACTCAGGTTACTGCAAATGTATATCCTGCAACAAACCAATACACTTTACAGAATCGGATAGCGGACACTTTATTTCTAGAGCTAAGATGGCTACTAGATATGATGAGCAGAATGTACACGCTCAATGTAGAAAGTGTAATAGGTTCGAATATGGTAGACAATTTGAATACTCTCTTAAAATAGGAACTGAATTAGCAGAAGAGCTACTTATAAAATCTAGACAAATCTACAAAATGTCAGACGCTGAATGGTTGGAAGTATTCGAAGAGTTTAGAGATAAACTAAAGGCAATAAAAGATATACAAAACTTTTAGTAAATGAGACAAAGAGAAAAAAGTATCTGTCTCAAAAATCAACGTAACTCACTGAAAACCAATACTCTGCAAAAACAAAAAAACTACTCTTAAAGAAGCCTTTTTTTTGGTTACTTTTCTTACTAAAAACTTCTACTACAAACTACTTTATCTACAGATAATTCTACCTATGTAGAAGAGTCTTTAGTAGATTTTGACTTCTGTAGATTCCGACTTCTGTAGATTTTGCTTTTATTTAATTATGAATTTTATTTACTTTTACTTGGTAGTCTCGTTTATTTTTTGTAGGTTTGCTTAATAATTAACTATTACATAAAAAACTACTTTAATATGATAAGTAAAAAATATACTACATCTTGGTCTTATGAAGACCTTAAATCTCTAACTAACTTATTAAATCACAAATCTGTATTTGATGGGTATAGTTATGTTTGGAAAGCTAAAATAAAAGGTAAGTGGATTAATCAATCAGTAAAGCTTTTTGATACAGAGAAAGAGTATAAATCTGTTTTAATATTTACAATGTACAGGTGGAGTAAGGAATTGCAAGACAGAGATAATAAAATATTTAAAGATACACAGTTAAAAGAATTAAAGACTAAGAAGGAATTAGATAAGAAATATAAAACAATAGTAAAAATATCTAGTAAAAACTTAAAACCATTAAAAAAAATAGAGTTAATACTAGAGGTAGCAAATGATGTACCTAACGAAATGATATATAAAGCAATAGGAATTTCTAAAGCTACATTTTACAGACATCTTAATTATATAAATAAACACTAAAAACCTAAATAATGACTAAAGAACAAATAGAATACAACTTAAAGAGATTAGAAATTATTAAAAAAGAAGCTAATCTTAAAAAACAAAAAGCTAAAGATATTCAACTTGACAATAAGATACTAAAAGAAAGAGCTAAGACAAATACTAAACGAATCATATCTAAACGTAATGTTATTAAAGGCTTAATATTAAAAACTAATAATAAATGGGAAGTATCTTTTCTCACCAGTATAGTGTATAGGGAAAATTTATCTATTAAACAACAAAATATTTTAAAACAAATAGCTAAAAAACTTGCACAGTAACTAAATTTTACATATATTTGACTTATGATAGAAACAACAAAACTAACTACAGACCAATTACTAGAAAGAGCTTCTAATAAATTAGAGGCTAAGTTATTCTTTGCTTATAAAGAACTACAAGAAATAGAGCTAGAAATAGAAGGAGTAATACCATCTAAGATGTCAAACGATATTTTAAGAAGAAATTATCAGGCGCAATCTAATGAGGTTCAGACACTTACGTATTTATTTGACATAATAGAAAAAAAAATAGATAATAAAGCTTGTGTATTAAATAAATAGTATTTACCTTTGTAGAATAATAATTAAACCCAATAGAATGAATTTAAGAGAAACACTAAGTAACATCCAGACTGAGCTAAAAGCTAAGAAAGGTCAGACAAACGCTTTCGGAAAGTATAGCTACAGGTCTGCAGAAGACGTTTTAGAAGCTCTAAAGCCTTTAAATCAAAAGTATAATACTTATGTAGTGATTACAGAAAGCTTATTAGCTGACGGTGTACTACAGAGTGAAGCTACTATATCTAATATAGAAGGCGAGTCTATATCTGCTAACGCAATTGTAGGTATTGATATGAATCAAAAAGGAATGTCTTTACCTCAGAAATATGGTTCTGCATCTTCTTATGGTAAAAAGTACGCTTTAGGTAATTTATTTGCTATTGACAATACAGCAGACGCTGACGCTTTAAATAAGCACGGTAAAGAAGCTCCTAAGAAAGAATCTTTAACAGAAAGCTCTAGTAGTTATGTAAAAGTAGTAACTGCCTTAAAAGCAGGTTCTGCTACAGTAGCTCAAGTACAAAGTAAATTTAACGTATCACCAGAATTATTAACTAAATTAAAATCAATATAATGAAAAAATTAGCAGTAATATTAATAGCATTTGTAGCGGTAATAATTGCAAGTTCTAACAGTAGTGACGATAAAGGACAAAATAGTCATTCTGAGATACAATATACATTAAAAAACTCAGTAAAAGATTACGTTAAGCATCCAGATACATTATCTTTTAAGGAATATGATTTCGTTGCTTTGTCAGGAAGCGTAGCGACTGCATCATATACGTTTACATCTAAAAACTCATTTGGTGTATCTGTTTATAATACAGCTTATGTTACAGTAGTACTTAATGATGACTTAAGTGTAAAAGAATATATAGGATTTAACATTAAATAAATAGAAATTATGAAAAAAGTAATATTAGGATTAGTAATGATAGTAGGAATATTTACAAGCTGTCAAAAAGAGGAATTAGTTATAGACTGTGGATGTGTAGAGACTACATATAATAATCAATTCGAGGAGTCTGAAGGTGTATTTGTATCTAAAGAAATATCTAAGATAGATATAGAATGTCAAGAAGAGTCTCTTAATCAAACATATGAATTAACAATAGCAGTAGATTGTAAATATTAAAAAAAAAGTTAAATTAAATTAGGTAAATCCAAATAAATGCTTTACCTTTACATAACGAAGCAATGGAGCTTCACTAAAAACCCGATTAAATTATGTCAGCAATTATCAGTTTAGGAATTAACAGAGAGAAATTAGTATTTAACGACAAGGGATGGGCTAATGTCACTATCTTTTTAGATGACAATACAAACCCTTACGGACAGAATGCTTCTGCTATTATGGAGCAATCTAAAGAGCAGAGAGAAGCTAAAGAGCCAAGAACCTACTTAGGTAATGGTAAAGTAGTTTGGACAGATGGAAACATTAAAACTGCAGACAAAGTAGAAAGAGAGACTGCAGGGTCTGAGCAATCTACAGCAGGTAGAGCTACTCCTGACTTACCTTTTTAAGGAGTATAATTAAACTATAGGGAGTGTAAAAGCTCCCTTTTTTATTCACTAAAAACAAATAAATAATGATAACAAGTCTTGAACATATCAAAGGTAAATTACTAGACGTCAAATACGACCGTATAGAACAGGGATTACCTTTAGATGTAGAAGCTATAGACGAATACTTAAGATTTAAGAAAGGAGCTTTTAATATTTGCGTAGGACACGCTAACACAGGAAAGACAACTACTATATTATACCTAATGATGGCTTACGCTATGAAGCACGACCTTAAATGGTTAATTTTCTCTTCTGAAAATACAGACTACAGTATAGCTCGTAAACTATTAGAATTTAGAACAGGAGAACCAATACAAAAGATACCTGACGCTATTATAGATATAGAACTTAAATGGATTAATGACCACTTTAAAATTATAGCAGTAGATAAAATATACACAGCTAGAAGTTTAATGGATGAGGCTAAGTCTATTAAAGATGCTTGGAACTATGACGGTTTATTAGTAGACCCTTATAACTCTTTAGCAAAAGACCCACAGCTATTAAGAACTGTAGGAGGTCACGAATACGATTACCAGATAGCTTCAGAAATGAGATTATTTTGTAAGAAAGAAAACGTTTCTATGTGGTTAAATTGTCACGCAGTTACAGAAGCATTAAGAAGGACTCACGACTCACAGCACGAGTTTGCAGGTTTCCCAAAGCCTCCTAGTATGGCAGACGTCGAAGGCGGTGGTAAATGGGGAAACAGAGCTGACGATGTAATAGCTATTCACAGATATACACAACACCCAACTAGATGGATGGTTTCAGATATTCACGTTAAGAAAGTAAAAGAAACAGAGACAGGCGGAAGACCAACATCTATGGACTCACCTATTTCACTTCGTATGATGCCTTCTAACGTAACATTTACTATAGCAGGTAGAGATATTATAATACCATCACTAAAACAAAGCAAAACAGAATCTAAAATCGAATTTTAATGGAACAGATAAAAGACACAAACAGAGCTCTAGTATTACTTACTAAATACCACAATGAATATATCAAAATGGCTAAGGCTATTTCAGGTAATAACGTAAACGTCAGAAACTACGCAGAAGACTACGTACAGGAAGCTTATTTAAGACTAAGTAGATACGATGACTTATACGAGAAAGTAGTAAATGCTAAAGGTAAAGTATCAAAAGGTTATATGTTCTTTGTACTTAGAAGCATTATATTAAATGACATTAAAAAGAAGTCTAATATTAAATTTTCATTCTTAGGTACTCAATACGATTTTGAAGAGAAGTACAATTGGATAGACGAAGGTGTAGACCCATTTATACCAGCCTGTAGTAGATTAGAAGACAAAATGTACAATGTACTTAAAAAAGAAGCTAAATGGTTTGATTACGAATTATTTAAGAAGTACTTAAAGACAGGTAAGAGCTTTAAAGTTTTAGCTCAAGAGTCTAAGTTAGGAGTAAGGACTATTTACTTATCTATTAAGAGATGTAAGTTAATAATAGCAGAGCATTTGTACGAAGACTATGCAGATTTCTTAAACGGTGACTACTCTCACATAAAATAAACAAGAAAAAGCTTGTGTATGTCATTTATTTGATATACATTTGCTTTAATATTAATTAAAACCTTAATAATATGGATATTAACGAAAAGATTTTCTTACTAAACTCAGAGGGATTAAGTCCAGCTAAGATAGCTCAGAAAATAAAGATTAAAAAAGCAGTAGTTTTAGATATACTAGGAGAGTCTGCTAACAAAGGATTAGGAACTAAGATAGCAGATGTAACAAAAGCTTTAGGTTTAGACGTAGTAGCTGAGACTGTAGCGGATGTTCTAGGAGCAGATGACTGCGGATGTGCTAAAAGAGCAGAAGATTTAAATAAATTATTTCCTAATAGAGCTCTTAATGATTTATCAAATGAAGATTTTGACTACTTAACTGAGTTTTTTAAAGCTAAGAAAAGTTCTGTAAGTTCAAAAGAACAAAGAGAGTTGGTAAATATTTTCAATAGAGTATTTAACGCTAAAAGGAAGGTATCTAATTGCTCACCTTGTGTAGCTAATTTAACTAGAGATTTAAAAAAGATATATGGAGGAGCTAACAACTAAGAAGTTAAAGAAAAAAAACGTCAGACAGTTAGAAGTAATAGCTGACGAAATGGCAATGAGATTGAATTGGTTACATTCTACAGGTAAAAACAAAGAAGAGCCAGAGCAATATAAAAGATTAGCCTTAGAGCTATACCACGTATCTGAGTTAATAGATGCGAAAATAATAGAAAAGAAACTTAAACCCAAAGTTAATTATGGCAACTAAAAACAAAGATTTCAGACCGAGATTAAAAGGAAACATTAAGAAGGCTTACGAGAACTTAGTAAAAGTAGAAGATAAGATATTAGTAATAGGTGATTTACACGAACCGTTTTGTTTAGATGGTTACTTAGCTCATTGTAAAGCTATCTACGCTAAACATAACTGTAATAAGGTTATATTTATTGGTGACGTAATAGATAATCACTACAGTAGTTTTCACGAGCCTGACCCTGACGGTTTAGGTGGTGGTGATGAATTAGACTTAGCTATAAGAAGACTAAGTAAATGGTATAAAGCATTCCCTGTAGCGGATGTATGTATCGGAAATCACGATAGAATAGTAACACGTAAAGCATTCTCTGGAGGTGTACCTAAGAGATGGATTAAAGGAATGGCAGAAGTTTTAGAGACTCCTAATTGGATTTATGATACTAAATTCATTTACGATAACGTACAATACATTCACGGTGAATCAGGTAGAGCCTCTAAGAAAGCTAAAGATGATATGATGTCTACAGTGCAAGGTCACAGACATACAGAGATGTTTACAGAATACATAGTAGGAGCTAATTATAAAGTATTCGGATGTGCAGTAGGATGTGGTATAGATGTTAGAAGTTATGCGATGGCTTATGGTAAGAACTTTAAGAAGCCTGCTATAGGATGCGCTGTAGTATTTGGTGGTGAATACGCTATTAATGAGCCTATGTTATTAGGTAAAAAACATAGAGAGTAATGAATGAAGAGAGCACTATAAAACTCTTAAATACATTAGGAACTAATCTGGTCGGAGCTTCTGACCAGTATAGTTCTTATGATGCAGAAGACAAAGACTACATAGTAGAGATAAAAAACAGAAGAGATTACTATAGAGATAAACAAATAGAATGTCTAAAGCTATTTAAGAACTTTCAAAAGGCTCAATTAAAAGATAAGCAATTTCTATACGTGGTTACAGATAATAAAGGAATGCATATATTTAATATAAGTAAGAATATGTTTGCTATAGTATCAAAACCACCTGTAGGAATGAATTGTCCTGTATCTACAGATTTTAATAGTAATAAGAGAATAAAGAAATATACCTATAACTTGCCTGAATCAATGGCTAAAACAATAACAAATGAGTAAAGAAAAAAGAGAGACATATACAATGAGTGAAGAGGAGCTACAGATGTTAACTGAGACGTTTACTAATGACTACGTAGAAGATGTAGCTAAGGAGAGAAA